CGTGGACGAGAGGGTACGGGCGACGATGGAGTTGCACAAGAACGCGAAGGGCGTGACGTGCGAGGGGTCAGGTCGCCGGATTGACCGGAGCCTGATCCCCTCCTGGCACCCGATGCACGTATGTGGGATGTTCTGCGATGGCCAAAGACGCACACGCGGCTGCTGCTCGACCTGCCCGGCGATCTGAAGACTGACATCCTGACCGACACGGACCTGCTCTACTACAGTCTCTACGCGTGGGAGAAGCAGACCACTGAGAAGATGTTCGGCAGCTATCCCTTCCCGCCGAACCTCTACGAACGGAACTACGTCGAGTTCATCCTCGTGTTCGTCAAGCCCGGCAAGCCTCCCAAGTACGACTCGGCGATCAAGGAAGCGTCGAAGCTCACGTCCGAGGAGTGGATGGAGTTGACCAAGCAGATCTGGTGGATCTACCCGGCCAACGTGGCCAGGAAAACAGGGCACCCGGCGCCGTTCCCCGAGGCACTGCCCAACCGGCTGATCAGCATGTACACCTTCGCGCAGACGGACGGGCACCCCGGCGACATCGTCCTCGATCCGTTCGCTGGCTGGGGGACGACCTGCGTCGCGGCCAAGCGGACCGGCCGGAGGTTCATCGGCATCGATGGTTCGCCGTCGTTCTGTCGAGAGGCGAACCACCTGCTGGCGGAAACACCGGTGACCGGCCCACGGGTCATGCCAGCCACGCAGCCCTCCAAAGGCGGCCTGGTAGAGTAGGAGTATGACGAATCCGGCTCACGTGCTGTGGCCGCCGCCAGGCTACTTCTGGTCCAAGAACCCGACCGTCACGACGCGGGACAAGACCGTCGTGATCTACCCGCTCGACGACGACGTTGTGGTAGGCGGCACGCAGCGCTACCAGCTCCCCGACGCGCCGGTCGAGCCGGGTTCCGTCTTCGTGGACGGCTACCTGTGGTCCCAGCCCACCGGAGAGCTGATCGCGCCCGATGGGACGCTCGCAGGCGAAGTGGACTTCATCACGGGTCTGCTCTCGATCGACACGACCGTGAGTTCAGGCATCACGTCGCGCCGCGCGCAGTATGTCGTCGCGGCTTGAGGTGACCGGCGAGTTCCACCAGGTCGACAGGCCGAACGGGCCGATCTCTAAGCACTACAACGAGGCGATGGAGCCGCTCCGCGTGTTGTTGAGAGAGCCCTCCGCCGTCGAGCGGCTGGCCGCACTGGAGGATCCCGAGATCGCTGCGCGGGTAGCGAGGTGTGATCGGTTCCGTTCTTACTACGGGACGGTCGAGAGCACGAACCTCTAGGGTAGAACGATAGCGTCCGAGAGAGGTCGGCCGGTGTTCTACTACTACGGGGCGAAGAACCGCTACGCCAAGCGCTATCCGGCTCCGCAGCACTCGCTGATCGTGGAGCCGTTCGCGGGCTCTGCCGGATACGCCATGCGTCACCTGGAGCAGGATGGTGGCCTGCGCGCGGTGCTGGTCGAGAAGGACCCGCGCGTCGCCGAGCTGTGGCGGCGGCTGCTGGGGATGTCCCCCGAGGAGGTCGAGAGCTACCCGCTACCGGACGTCGGTGATCGGACCACGGACTACTTCATCATGTGCTCGGCCGCGAGCAACGCTCTGGCGAAGTGCAAGACGTTCAAGGTGACCGAGCGTGCCGCGACTGAGTTCCGCAGGATGCGGCGGCGGGTGGCGAGGATCCTGCGAGCTGTACGCGGCCGGGTCGAGGTCATCGAGGGTGACTACACGCGGGCGCCGAACGATGAGGCGACATGGTTCATCGATCCGCCCTACCAGGTGCCAGCTGACTCCGCGTCTCGCGCGGCGAACCCGGCGGGCATGGGATACGCGCGCGGTTGTGACGCCTCGTCGATGGACTACAGGCGGCTCGCGCGCTGGTGTCGGTCTCGCCGGGGCCAGGTGATCGTGTGCGAGTACGCTTCGGCAACCTGGCTACCGTTCCGACCGCTGGTGAATGCGCAGAACGCCTCCGGCAAGAAGCACCTGGAGGGGGTGTGGGAAGCGAGCGAGCGGTGTCCAGGGTGCGCTGCGCTCATGCGCCTCAACGGGTCGTCGTGGGAGTGCTCTTGCGGCTCGCGCGTGCGGTACCTGCCACTGAACGAGGAGACATGCAAGCTCATTACCCGCAATCGATCGTGAGCGGGGGTCAGACGGGGGCCGATCGTGGTGGCCTGATCGCTGCCGCGATCCTCGGCTACCTCCACGGTGGCTACTGTACCGACGACCGGAAAGCCGAGGACGGCAAGATCCCCGACTGCTACCCGATGACGCCGTGCGGGTCGGGCCTCTACCCGGACCGGACGCGCATGAACGTCGAGTGCTCTGACGCGACGATCGTGTTCACGCGGGAGGAGCACGCGAGCGGGGGGTCGGCGCTGACCCTGAAGCTCGCGAAGCAGTATCACCGCCCGGCGATGCACGTCTGGCTAGAGCCGGACCGCCCGAAGGAGTCCAACGCCCAGGTCGCGAAGGCGATCCGCGCCTGGCTGGCCCAGGTCCGGCCCCGGGACCTGAACGTCGCTGGCCAGCGCGAGAGCAAGGCGCCTGGGATCCAAGATCAGGTCGCAGAGGTGATGCTCCTGGCCCTCCAGAGCCCCTCTCGCTGCGTCTGCGGGCGTGAAATCCCGGATTCGATCTGGGAGTCGGCCCGAGCCCAGGACAAGCCTCTCGTGTGCTCCCAGTGCGACCACACGACGTGGTGGAACGACTTCGACCCGGGTGACGTAAGTCTTGAAGAATCGGTGACACCCTCTGTCGATCCAAGAGGGTAGAACGGGGGTATGAGTTCCGCATCTCTTGAGGAGACACTGCCTGCCGCCATCATTCGGGGTGAACTAGGTATTCGTCTCGACGAGCTGGATGATGACCAGCGGGAGTTCCTCGAGCAGCAACTCACCCTGGTCTCGCGGCCTTGGGGGGACAACCCGCCCAGGACGGTCCGCTGCTACCGGGAGGAGGACGGCTACCTCTGGATCCCACGCCACTTCGAGCCGATGTCGATGTGGCAGCTGGTCGAGGAGTGGGCGTGGACCACCGGCCGCCGCTACCAGTTCCGGGTCAAGGCGACGCTCGATCCCGAGCGCGGCCAGGTCAAGGCCGTACCAGCAATGATCGAGTACCTCAAGCGCCACGGCGCAGGCGTGCTCTGCTCGGGCACGGGTACCGGGAAGACGGTGTCGGGGCTGGTCATCGGCGCCCAGTTCGAGAGCTTCATCGGTATTCCGGTCTACAACGGACACATGGTCGATCACTGGACCGAGGACGCGATGAAGGTGCTCGGTCTCTCCGAGGATGACATCGGGATCGTGCAGAGCGACCGATGCGATCTGGGCAGGCCGGTCACGATCATGATGATCCAGAGCCTCCTCGCTCGCAGGTACCCGGACGAGCTGTACGAGCAGATCGGGTTCCTGATCGGCGACGAGACGCCGCACTTCGGCGCCCCGGAGTGGAAGGACACGGTGGGGCTGTTCCCGGCCCGATACCGACTCGGGCTTACCGCCAATCCGACCAGAAAGGACGGGCTCGACCAGATCATCAACTGGACGTTCGGCGAGGTCGGCTACACCGCCAAGCGCATCCGTACGGGGGCTGTCCAGGCCCCAACGGTAACGGCGATCTTCTGGAAGAAGACCTACCCGTGGGGCTCCTACTGCAAGTGGGAGAAGGACTCGTCCGGCCAGTGGGAGATGGGCGATGAGGGGCACCCGTCCAAGTACGACAACGTGCTCGCTGGCGACGAGGACCGTACCGACATGCTCGTCGAGGAGATCAAGAACGCGGCCGTCAAGCAGCGGTCGATTCTGGTGTTCTCCTCCCGTGTCGACCACCTGGTGGAGATGCGAGAGAAGCTCTCCCGGCTCCTCGATCCTCTAACAGCGATCGAGCGCCTGGCGCGGCTTCGCGCACCGCCGCCGAACATGCCAGTGACCGGCCACCTGAAGAGGGGGCTGAAGGTGAACCAGCGCGCGTGGGTGCTCAAGGCGGACATCATCTTCGCGACCTTCGCGATGGCGCGAGACGCCTTCGACGCGCCCAAGCTCGATACCGAGTTCTTCGGGACGCCGCCGGGCGATCCCGAGCAGCCAGCTGGTCGGTTGCGCGAGAAGGCCGAAGGGCACGACCGCAAGCCGCTGATGATTGTCGAGGTCTACGAGGACACGCCGTATGGGCGCGACAAGTGGTGCAAGCGGCGAGACTGGTTCAGGAGGCGAGGGTTCAAGGTTCAGGAAGTTACCCGGGTTCCTCCCCGGGGCAAGGGGCGCAAGTGACCGGCGGTACCGGCGGCGACTGGGCGCAGTTCATCAGCTACGACTCGGCTGAGGAGCGACAACGGGCGCTCGCGCGAAAGCGCAGGCGTTACCGGACCGACGATGCTTATCGCAAGGCGAAGCAGGCTGCGTCGCGGGCGCGCTACAAGCCGAAGGGCCGGAAGAAGCGGAGCGGCCGGGGGCGAAACAAGCCGCGCCCGTACCCCTACCAGGGTCGGGTGATCCTCCTCGTTGGGCTGGGCCAGTTTTCCGACGAGACGGGCGTCAGCAAGGCGACCCTGCGGCGCTACGAGGACAAGGGGATTATCCCCATCAACCGGATCATCGACGAGCGCGGGCGGCGCTGGTACCCGAAGGAGTTCGTAAACTGGCTCGCGCCGCTCTTGATCGGCCAATCCCAGAAGAGGGAACCGCACTGGAGTCTGAAGGCCCGGGTAGAACGGGAGTGGGGAAAGGCGCTCGCCGAGGGTATGCCCGTCCTGAAGGAGGAACAAGATGGCCGAGACGACGACTGAACCTGTTGCCCCCTCGATTGTTGCAGCGACCACGATCACGGTCCTGCGCACTGTCAAGGTGGGGACCGACGACTCGGACGGCGAGTCCGAGCTGACCGAGACCCTCGAGGTCCACAAGTTCGCCGTGCAGCCCGCCATCGCCAAGGCCGGGCTGTCCGTGCGGAAGAGCAAGCAGACCGTGCGCGGCGACTGGGTTGCCGGTGAGGTCACGCTCGGCGTCGACCGTCCCTGCTACATGGAGGAGCTTCCCCAGGGAGCCGAGGTCGCCTACGATCTGGTCAAGGAGCGGATGCAGGTCGAGCTGCCGAAGATGCTCGCGGCGCTGGATCAGCTGGCCAAGTCCTGATGGCGGCTGCCAAGAAGAAGGCCGCCAAGAAGAAGAAGACTGCGAAGAAGGCCGCCGCTAAGAAGGCGGCTCCCAAGAAGGCGGCCAAGAAGAAGAAGGCCGAGGAAGACGGCTTCGCTGCGTTCACGGCCCAAGCCAAGAAGGCGTGGCCGGACACGATCATCGTCGCGTCCGAGGGCGTGCAGGAGATTCCCTGCTTCTCGACGGGCAACATCGGCCTCGACATCGCGACGTTCGGCGGCTGGCGGCGTGGGCGCATTCACCGGATCTACGGGCTCGAGAAGGCGGGGAAGACCGGCACGATGCTCAACTCGGTCCTCGCCTGGCAGAAGCACTGTGCGCTCTGCTACAAGCGGGGTCCGTGCGAGCACGGGGAGGAGTCCGGCGTCGACCGGCCGAAGGCGCCAGCTCTCTACATCGACGCCGAGCACAGGCTCGCCGATATGTGGAAGCGCGTGGCCGATCACGGTATTGACCTGGACCGGATTCTCGTGCAGCAACCGCCGACCGGACAACACGTCGTCGACTTCGTCGACTCGGCGATCCGGGAGAAGGGCGCGAACATCGGTCTCGTGGTCGTCGACTCGGTCGCGCACATCACGTCGAAGGAGGAGATCGATAAGGCGACCATGAAGGGCCGGACGATGGCCGTCAACGCGCAGCTCATCAACCGGGCCGTGCGCAAGTGGACGGCGGCGGTCTGCGCGCTGGGCATCTCCAGTGAGAAGAAGCCGACGATTCTCCTCGTCAACCAGCTGCGACAGTCGCCCGACCAGTTCAAGCCGGAGGTTCAGACCGGCGGCAAGGGGCTCGACTACGCGACCAGTCTGGACCTGCGCCTGTCGGCTGGGAAGTACCACTACGTGGTCCCCACCAAGGACGGGAAGGGCTGGGAGGACAAGGTCCCCAAGTTCTCGAAGAGCGGCCAGGGGTGGAAGCCTGACCCTGACGCGGCGCCGGACTACGTGGAGATCAACTACCGCGTGACGAAGTCCGGCGTCTGCCCGAACGGGCGCTACGGTTCGTTCCAGTACTGGCTGCGGCCGACGCACGGGCGCCGGATCGGCGACCCCGACAACATGGGTCGTCTGTGGGAGTACTCGCGGAAGTACCTCATGGAGAAGGTCGGGCGGAACTACAGTATCCTCGGTATCGAGGCCAGCACACAGAACGCGCTCAAGAACCAGTTCGTCAACGACCCGGACGCGGTTGAGAAAGCGTGGTCCACGCTCGTGTCGGTGCTGTCGGAGCTGTCGTGAGCGGGCCTCGCTACTTCGATGAGGTTCACCGTGCCGAGGGTCCCGACTACTTCGGCAAGGCGAACAAGCCGAAGACCGGCGACTGGAAGCAGCACGAGAAGGACATCGCCGAGCGCACCGGCGAGCATCAAGTGCGCGGGTCCGGCAACCAACCGGGCCGCCCCGGCGATACGATGGGGGCCGACTGCCTCCGCGATGGCAAGCTGTCGCAGGGGGCCGGGATCACGATCAAGGCGAGCTGGCTCAGGAAGCTCATCGACGAGGCTCTCAACATGGGGAGGCGGCCGGTCCTCGAGGTTCGGCTCGCAAAGGCCGAGACGCCTGTGCCCCGCGATTGGGTCTTCATTCCTGCGGCCGACTACGACGACCTACGGGAGCGCGCTGGATGGTCGACATAGCTGACGTTCTGGCCCTGCTCGATGAGCACGCCATCACTCCGACATCCTCGCTCGTGCGGACGCCCGCGACGGACACGGCCAGCGTGTTCTTGGAGGATCTCTACGAGTGGATGGAGACCGACGAACGGAGACGCGAGGCGGATGACCCGAGCTACCTCCGCGCATCGGGTCTCTACAAGGTCTGCGCCAGGCGAGAGTCGTTCCTCATGGAGCGGCCAGCAATGCGCGTGGTGGAGGCGTTCTCTCCCGGCAGGCGGATGAACTTCGATGTCGGCCACGCGCTCCACTGGTGGTGGCAGAACCGATACCTCGGGCCGATGGGTCGGCTGTGGGGCAACTGGTTCTGTGCGCGTTGCGACAAAGTAGTGACCCAGGGCCTCATGCCAAAGCGGTGTCCAGGCTGCAACCAGGGCTACAAGAAGGTGCTCACCTACGAGGAGCTGTCCCTGAAGGACGAGCGGCTCAAGTACACCGCTCACCCGGACGGGCTCCTGGTCGATGCGCCCGGTCCGCCTCGGCTCCTCTTCGAGCTGAAGACGAAGAAGCCGGAGGGGTTCGAGACGCTCAAGAAGCCTGACGGCGAGCACAGGATTCAGGTGCACGCGTACATGCGCCCGCTCGGCGTGAGAGAGGCGCTCATCACGTACGTGGACAAGGGCAAGCAGACATTGTGGAAGGTGATGGGCGGGCGGATTGTGCCAGTGGGCATTCCGCGCGTGAAGGTCTTCCACGTGCTGTTCGATGACGGGCTGTGGGCAGACATCGAGCGGCGCATCCTCGATTACTGGCGAGCAAAGGATGGCGCTCCGCCGGAGGATCTGTGTAGGATCTGTCCCTCTCCAACGAGCAGCTTCGCGCGGATCTGTCCGGCGAGAGATGACTGCTTCTCTCGGAGGGCGCCATGACCCCGATCCTCACCCTGGACCTGGGAACATACACAGGGTGGTCGCTCCGTGACTGCAACGGGACCGTCACAAGCGGCAGGCAGTCGTTCGAGCTGACCAGGTGGGAGAGCCATGGGATGCGCCAGCTCCGGTTCCGCAAGTGGATCCGCGAGATGCTCGACGACCACCTCTTGGCCGATGGCCCGGAGCAGGCGTTCGTGGTCTACGAGCGCCCGATTATCGCGGGCCGGGGGAAGAACCAGCATCGATCGGGCAACGAGGTCGGGAAGCTCCTGGTGGGCACACTCCTGCCCGAGCTGGAGGAGCGCGAGCTGCTCCACGCTGCGCCAACGCCGGTACAGGTCAAGAAGCACGCGACGGGCAAGGGGAACGCGAACAAGCACATGATGGTTGAGGCGGCCGAGGAGCGGTGGGACCACTACAGCAGGCCGAAGAAGTACAGCGAGAAGGATGGCGACGACGAGGCGGATGCGCTGGGCATCATGGGATGGGCAATCGACGAGGTGGGAGAGTCGGACTAGGCGGGTATAACCCTGCACGGAAACTGTCATGTCACTGCTGAGGGAGTACCTCGTTGATGGACGAAGCTGTCGAGACCTTGCGGCCGAACACAGAGTCTCTGAGGCTCTTGTCCGGGCTACCCTCGGAGAGAAGGGTCTGCGAGTCGATTCTGACAGCGTTCGCGATCCCGTCTGCGCTGCTGTCGGGTGGCTTGGTTACGGGTCGTTCTCCAGGTTCGTACACCAGCGTGGTCTGTCGCCTCTCAACGCTCAGGCTCAAGAGCTGGGGGTCACGAAGGCCCAGCTCAAGCGGGTCTACGAGATCTTCCGACGGCTAGCGGAGGAGGAAGGCGGCGACGATGGCACAGGGACGTAGCAAGGACGAACCAGAGGAGATCAGGAGGCGGCTCAGGGCCAGCAAGAGGGCGATCGACGAGACGTACATCCAGATGGGCCGGGACCTCTACCTGGTCTACCATCGGCGGCTCTTCGTCCAGTGGGGCCACGACACGTTCGACGACTTCGCTGAGAACGAGATGAAGATCTCGCGGAAGCGGGCCGAGCGCGTCCGGCTGATCTGGACGCACTTCATCAAGGAGTGCGGGCTGAAGCCGTCCGAGCTGAGTGGTCTCGGCTACACGTGCGCTAACGAGCTGCGCGGCGCGACCGACTCTAGCAACGTCAAGAGGCGGATCAAGTCGGCGAAGGATCTCAGCTGGCGCGCGCTGCGCCGAAAGATCGCCAAGTGGAAGGAGCCTCCCAAGGACGTTACCGACGATATGCCGAAGGCGACGGACGACGAGTCGGCTGACGACACGACGCCGCTGACAGCGGCCGATGGGCGCACTGCTCTGGGCTTCAAGCTCTACCCGTCGCAGCAGAAGGTTGTCCAGGCCGCGCTCGATGAGGTCTCGCGCGGTAAACCGAACGAGATGGCGCCGAACGAGGCGCTTGCCAACATCGCGACTGAGTTCCTCGCCAGCCGAATGTCCAAGGAGGAAGAGCCGGTCACCAGGTGTCGCTACATGCTCTCTACCCTGGAGAGGGTCTATGGCGGCAAGATCATCTGGATTCCGAATGACAAGGCCGCCGAGGCGCTCGCGCAGTACATGGAGAAGCACCCCGATCTGTTCGGGGAACCGACCGAAGAACTGGAGGATGACGAATGAGCGAAGCTGCGACGAAGAAGACAAGGAGCGTCACGCCGCTGCACTACCGGCTGGTGTCCGTCTCGCTGGGCGAGGGCGGGGAGCCGACGCACTTCGATGTGCTGCCGGTACCGGATGGCGTGAAGGACCCGAAGAGGCGGGATCAGTACAAGCGAGCCGTGCGGGCCGTGCTCGAGGCGGCCGAGGACGGCGAGAGGGTCAAGCTCTACAACGGGCGCCAGCTCACCGTCGTGTCTTATCCCGATCCGTTCATGTTCCGGGCCGAGATCAAGGAAGAGACCATTCGCACGGTCCAGATCACCGAGGGCTAGTGACCGGCGCTGACGCGGATCCGCTCTTCGAGCTGCGGCTCGAGATCAAAGCCTGCACGGGCTGCCATCTGCGGCACACGAGCAAGCAGCGCGTGCCTGGGGACGGGAGCAGATCCGCGCCGATCATGCTAGTCGGAGAGGCGCCGGGCTACTACGAGGACAGAGACGGTGCTCCGTTCATCGGGAAGGCGGGAAAGCGGCTCGACGCGTGGTTGGATCGTGTCGGCCTCGATCGTCACAAGCACCTGTTCATCACCAATTGCTTGAAATGCAGACCGCCGAACAACCGCTTTCCCGATTACGAGCGCGGCGGGCCAACCGATTGCTGTATGCCGTGGCTCGTGCGCCAGCTGGAGCTGGTCAACCCGTGGGCGGTGATCCTCGCGGGAAAGCGCGCGCTTCACCACGTTCTGCTCGACGGGTCGGTCGAGATGGCCGACCCGTTTCGGCCGTGGGTCGGCCGCGTCTGTCGGCGGCGCGATCTCTACGGCGAGGTCCGCTTCTACCCAATCTGGCACCCGGCCTACATCCTGCGGAACAAGAACCCCTACGAGGAGGAGCGGTGCATGGTCGCTATCGAAAGCGCCTTCGAGTACGTCGCCTCCAAGCAAGGCGGCGGCGGGGCGCCGGTGGAGGATCTCTACGAGGTCCGACCCGTTGGTTTTGTCCAGCACCAGCAGCGGTTCCGCTTGTTCGGTGCACCGAAGCCGATCCCGGAGCCAGAGGCATGACGCCAGCCGAGAAGCGCGCACACGCGGAGGAGCTGGCGAAGCTCAACGACCTGCTGCTCGATGCGGCGGGACCCGAAGGCGCGGGCGTGGAAACGAAGCTGGACATGCTATGCTACGCGCTCGCTGGCCTGCTCCGGTTCGAGGGGGATCGCCTTGCGGCCGAGCTGCGGGACTGCGACGAGGCGGCACCAGATGACCTGGACCAGCTTGAATTGTTCCCCGATTTGCCGCCCCCAACTCCTGATGTGACCGATAGTTAGGCCACTCAGGAGAAAAACCCTAAATAGGTGTGACAGGCCGGAGCCGTTTCGGTATTCTAAGGGGTAGCTCTAACCACCCCGAGGAGGAACGCCGAACCGTGCTAGCTGTCGCATACCGGGCTCCTCAGCCTACGGGCCGAGTCCCATCTACTCACAAGCCGTGCTCCGAGTGTGGGCGCGTGTTACCCCGATCAACCCACTATCGCCTCCGCTACGCCGACGATCCCTACGGTATCGCGCGGGGGCTCACCAAGAAGAAGCGCGCAGCCGTGCTCCAGGCTGCTGCGCCGAACGACCGTGTACTCTGCGTGCAGCCTCGTTGCATCCAGTGCGACAACCTGCGCCGGGGGCGGCGCCGTGCGGTGACCGAGCTGCGAAGGAAGCTCAAGCCGCACAGCTCGGCGGTCGTCAAGCACGACTCGCTCTTCCACACCGTCGAGATTCGCGGCCGGGTGCCGCGCGAGGTCCGGGAGCTGCTGCTCGAGCCCGCCGCGCGCGCCGGTCTGGTTGTCGTGGACAAGAAGGGTGCGCCCGTGCTCCCCAGAGAGCCCGAGGCCGCGCTTCGCGTCTGCTACGCGGGGGTGCTTCCGATCAAGGTGGTCAAAGAGGGCGCGAACCGGAAGATCAAGCCGTCGCGCCTCGGTCACTTCGGAGGCGAACAGATCGCGATGCTGAATGCGATCCCCAAGCTCGTCGCCAACCTGCCCAAGAGTCCTCTCGCTCGCCTCGCCCGAGACGTGATCGACGTTGCCCTCGTCCGGGAGTGGGGCGAGCACTCCGAGGAGGCGATGGCATCGATCCTCGATCGCGTGCGCGTCCGCATGTGGAAGTTCGCGAGGAAGATGATCGCGGCGGGGCTGCTCGACACCGAGGAGGCCGAGGCGCGGCTCCTGAATGGGATCTACGATGGTGTGAGGACGTGGGACCCGCTGCATCCTTCGCACGCCGCGCTGGTTACCCACTGCGGTCACCGGGTCAAGCGGTCGCTACAGCTTCGCGGCCGGAAGGACCACAGGATTGCCGCTCGGAAGGGATCGGACGGTCGGTTCCACGGCGGCGCGGTATCGCTCGATGTCCTCGTTCCACCCACGGTCGCGGATGAAGGTGTGTTCGTGCCCCACGCCCAGAGCTACTCGACCGGGGCGGGCGCGGTCCCCCGCTCCTCGACGGAGCGGCGGGAGGGCAGCCGTCAGCTCTCTGTGCGGTCGGACGTTACAACGGCGCTATCCGGGCTGGACGAGGTCGACAGACGGATCGCCGAGGGGCTCTTCATGTCCGACGTATCGACGACCCGGCTGGCGCAGGAGCTGGGTATGACTGTTGGTGACCTGCGCAAGCGCGCCAACGCGATCAGGGAGACGCTCCAGGCTGCGCTCGCGCCGTACCAGCAGGAGGTGCTTTCGTGAGCGACAACATACAGGCCGCACTGGACGCGCTCGGCGGCGCGCGGCAGCAGAAGACGGGCACTGGTCCCGTCGAGCCCACGCTCGTATCGAGCGGCGACGCAATCGAGGATCTGGGCAAGCTCGTCGAGCGGAACGCGGGCGTTCCCCAGGGCGTGCTGGCGCTCGCTTCGCGTGCGGCGCAGGCGGCCGATGAGTCGCGCGAAGCCGCCGCGAAGGCCAAGATGCTCAAGGCCGAGCTGTCCGAGGCGATGAAGTCGGCCGAGGTCGACCGGATCGAGATGGAAGATCGGCAGCCGATCAAGTGGAAGACGAAGAACGACCGCCAGGTGTCCCGCAAGGCGATCATCGGCGTGATCGGGGAGGATGCGGGGCAGAAGCTCTGGGGCAGACTGCCTTCGCCGCCCAAGACCTATCTCGACATCCCCGCCCGGGAGATCCCCGATCCCGAGCAGTGAGCAACTCGTTCGTCGCTGCCAAGCCGTTCTTCAAGCCGCCGCCCGACGAGAAGCCGAAGGTCATCATCCTCGACTCAGCTGGTCAGCCGCCGTTCTTCCACCACTACTGGCCCTGCCCGTGGAAGCGCGGCGATCTGGTGACCTGGTGGTCCGTGGACTACGGCAACCGCCTGGCCAGGGTGTCGCGCCCCGAAGGCCCCGGCCCCTGGGACTCGGTTCACATCCGGCTTCTACGCCCGGTCGAGGTGCCCAACGAGCGCGGATCGTTCGATCGGCGCTGGGCGTTCACAGCCGATCGGTGCGATCTGGCCGAACCCAGTGCGATAGACCTACTTGCGGACCTGGCCGGGTGATCTGGTAGCCTTTAGGGACAACCCTGGAGGCGCGATGTCCGAGGCCGCCCTGAGCGAGGTCCAGCAACAGGCCATCGACGATTTCAACAAGTTCCCGGTCTGGTGCGACGCGCGGGTGATCCCCATCGACGCCCTCGAGTTCACGGACTGGAACGTGAACGAGATGTCGGATACCGAGTTCAGCGAGCTGGTGGCCGAGGTCGATGAGAGCGGGTTCGACGAGCCGCTCGGCGTCATCCCGATTCCCGCCGAGGCTGGTAAGTACCTCGTGCCGTCCGGCGAGCACCGAGCCCGAGCCGCCATCGCTCTGGAGATGACGCACGTGCCCGCCGTGCTGAAGGTGCACCTCACCGAGAAGGAGGAGCACGAGGTCAAGCTCTGGTCGGTGAAGCGGAACAATCTCCGGGGGAAGGTCAACGAGCAGAAGTGGCGGAAGCTCGAGGCCGACATCTCCACCAAGACCCAGACGCGCGCAGAGATCGTGCGCCAGCGCGCCCTACTGCGCGAGGAGACGCTGCGGAACCTGGAGAAGGGCAAGGGCGACCGGGACGAGCGGAGGCGATCTGCGGCCAACAGGAAGCGGGGCAGCGCTGACCAAGCTTCCCCGTCCGATGATCAGGGGTCGCAGACGCCGCAGACGCCGCAGCCGCCATCCGGTCCGGCGAAGGACAGCGACCAGGACAAGGCCGATGCCTATCGCGCTCGCGAGAGCCTCGGTCGGGCGTTCAAAGCCGCCTGGGAAGAGGTGCTCGTGCAGAGCGCTGACACAGTGGAGAATGGCTACCTCGTCCTCGCCGATGGGAGGGACGAGAGGTGTCATGTGGTTGTGGACACGAGTCAGTATCTCGCGCCGCTCGTCAAGCGGATGGTGGCCGCCTGTAAGGGCAACTCGGCGCACATTGACGAGTTCCTCGTGACAGCCATAACGCGGGAGCTGAAGGAGTGGGAGGACAAGTGAACACTCTCGCCGAGAACGCGATCGATGCGCATCTCTTCTTCTCTCGTTATCCCCTCGTGGAGGGCTCCGGTGTGATCGAGAAGCTGGCCAAGAGGGCCATCGCCGGGGACATGAGCGCGCTTGGCGATCTTGTGACGAAGCTCGACAAGAACCTCAAGGCGACGGCTCGCGCGCGCGGCCGGGGCTCGCTCTCGAACGAAGATGTCGAAGATGTCGTGCAGGATGCGCTGACCAAGCTCCTCGAGCCGGGTCAGCTGGCGAAGTTCGAGAAGGACCCCGGCGGCATCGTCCCCTGGCTGCACCGGACCGTGATCAATGCGACGATCAACTTGCGGAAGAGCAAGGGCAGGCGGGGGATGACCGGCATCTCTGTGGACGTGGCGCCTGGTGGGAGGGGGGTCGCCTCCGGCCTCACCCGGAAGAAGATGTCCACTACCAAGCGCGAGGTCGTGCGAGGGGCCGTCGCGCGCGCGATGACCGGCCACTTCACCAAGGCCGAGAAGGCGTTCATCATGTCGCTGTTCGGCGGCGACGACGAGTTCAAGATGCCCAGCAAAGGCGACGCTGAGGGCGCGGCCAAGGCCGCAGGCCGTAAGGGAACGAAGCGCGCGATCGAGGCGTGGTCCTCGCGGGTGAAGAAGAAGTTCCTGAAGGCGCTCTGCACCGATCGCCAGCTCTGCGACCTGCTCCCGTCGCACCAGGGCGTCACAGGCCGGGTCCGCAAGAACGTCAAGTACGCTTGCCAGGGCGTCGCCGGTTCGTGCGTCGAGTCCGAGATCGTCGAGTTTGCGTCGGCGCTGACAGAGGACGGTGGAAACTTAGATGAGGGCGCGGCTTGCGAGCTGGTGCTATCCTGGTTGCAGGAGGTTCTCGCCGAGGAGTGAGCAACTCGGGCAACAACTCGGGCAACAACTCGGGCAACAACCCGCAGCGATCTCTGTTGACTCCGAAGCAGCAGGCCGCGATCAGCAAGAACAAGAGGCGCTATCGCTCGCTGGTCGAGAAGCGGCGGCTCGCGGTCTGGGAGTCCCACTGCGCGGGCGTCCCGAACTACCAGATGGCCCAGGACCACGGAGTCACCGAGCGGACCATCGAGCGTGACATCAAGTGGTGGAAGGACCGGCTCGGCTATCGTACCGACGAGCTGAAGGATCCGAAGAACGCAGCGATCGACGTCGGCATGACGGCGGCCAAGCTCGAGAAGGTCGCCGAGGACGCTTACGTCGAGTACATGGGCGCTACGAACGGCCATCTCAAGGCCAAGTTCCTGATGGTGATGAACAACGCGCTCGTCAACCGCCACAAGATCCTCGCCGATGCGGGCTACCTGCCGAAGGTCGGCCAGGACCACGAGTGGAAGGAAGAAGTCAAGGTCACCTTCACCCAGCGGTTCGGCAAGGATGCGCCACAGGCTGTGTTCGATGACGACAAGAAGCGGCGTCGGGTGCTTGAGGCGACCGAGGCCATCCTCAAGGAGAGCGCGCGGTCCGGTGTTCCGGTCAAGGCGCTCCTCGAACAGGCGGCGGCCAAGCCCGTGGAGGGCCAGGTCGTTGACGCTGACGATGCGGCGTAGTGATCAGCTACGAGCACGGTCGCTGGCGGTCATCTCGCACTAACACCGAGAAGCTGAACGCGGCACTCGAGGCCGTCCGTCAGCTGACTGACGAGGAGCGCGCCGCGTTAGGGCTCGTCCTCGGTGAGTTCGAGGGCACCGGCCATAGCGAGACCGCCGACGAGGCGGCCGAGTTCGAGTGGGAGGAGACGCCGCTTCCGATCGATGAGTGGCTCCAGAGTGAGTACCACATCGGCGAGACCGGCAAGGATCTCTACCCGATCCTCCGCGAGGATATGTGCGAGCTGTTCCACGCGGGCGCGCTCAAGAAGGGCGGCTACGCGGAGGCCGTACTCACGGGAGCTATTGGGTGGGGTAAGGATTACTTCGCAACCACGGCCACGATGCGGGTGCTCTACGAGGTGCTCTGCCTGAAGAATCCGCAGCACACGTTAGGGCTGGGCGCGGGCGAGCCGATTCACATTGTCCCGATCTCGCGAACAGTTGCCCAAGCCAAGAGAGTGGTTTTCGGCGGCCTCTGCAAGAAGCTCAACCTCGCCGACTGGTTCCGGGGCAAGTTCGTCGAGACGATGGAGGAGGTCCGGTTCCGAGACAAGGGCGTCTACATCGTCGGCGGCGCGTCACAGGATGCAAGCGCACTCGGGTTGAACGTAATTTGTGCGTTGGTTGATGAATCGAACTTCATGGGGGAAGGCAAAGTTGCTACAGGAAGCGCCAGTGGTGAGGCGTATGATAAAGCAACAATGATCTACAACGCGCTCGCCCGGCGCGTGAAGTCGCGATACGAGCGCCACGGCGTCTCCGGCCTGGTCTTCCTCATCTCGTCCAAGAGGTCTACTGAAGATTTCACCGAGCGTCATCTGAAGCAGGCGATGAAGGACGACGATCCCACGGTCTTCGCCCGCGACTACGCCACCTGGCATGTGCATCCTGAGCCCTTCAAGGACCAGAAGTGGCACAAGGTCATGGTGTCGCCGAAGAGCGGCAAGAGCCGGTTGCTCGAGGAAGATGAGGACGTTGAGGAAGACGAGAACACGATCGTCTTCGAGTATCCCGACGACTACCACGAGGAGTTCGTCAACGACACGGACGGCGCGGTCCGAGACTTCGGCGGTATCGCGACCGACTTCGCGGGCAAGTTGTGGATCACCCGGCGCCAGGCGATCGACGAGATGTTCGATCACGGTCGGCCGCAGTGGTTCGGTACCTCTGAGTGGAGGACCGACCGGATGCTGCGGTTCAACTGGAAGCTCTTCATGGGCGAGAGTGCGGACAAGGAACCTTGCCCTGCCTGCTGCCCTGGCGCAGTTCGACACGTTCACATCGACCTGAGCACGAACCAGTGCGCGACTGGCTTCTGTATGGGGCACGTGGCGGGTTCTGTCGAGGTGACCCGGCGCGACCCGGAGACGAACGAGCAGCGGCGGGAGGATGCCGTCGTTATCCACATCGACTGCATCCTGCGGATCGTGGCGCCGGACGGCGGCGATGTGGATCACGGCGAGGTTCGCGGCCTGGTCTACAAGCTGATGAAGGGCGGGGTCCCGATCCGGTCGGTCTCGATGGACCAGTACCTAGCTCCCTCCAACCTCCAGATGTTCAAGCGCAAGGGACTCAGGACTGAGGAGATCGGCGAGCGGCGCTTCAAGCTCAAGCCTTACATCACGACCAGGCAGGCTCTCTACGAGGGGCGCGTGATGTCCCCTGTGTCCGAGAATCTGTCGAACGAGCTGAAGTCGCTCGAGTTGCACCCGTCCGGCAAGAAGGTGATCGTTCCCGCGAAGGGGTCGAAGGATCTGGCGGATGCGCTATGCGGCGTGGTCTACTACATCTCGGAGAACATGCGGGCCGGGGTTGTCCTCGCGCCATCGCTGGGGGTATCCGGGAGCGCGAGACCAAGCGGTCCGCAGTGGAGTTCCGGCGGGAATATCGACTGGGGCGACGACGATGAGTACGATTATGCGCCTCCGCCTACGTCCGATGGCCCCGGCGGTGATGGTGGAGGGTTCTCGTCGTGGATCATTCTCGGCTGACTCGTAGGCCGCTCAAGACCCTGAGCGAGGTCGCGACGGGCCGCGAGCCCCACAAGGCCGACCGTCTGACCAACCGAGTTCGACGGCTCGTGGACAAGTTTGCCTCCAGGCGGTTCAACCGAGCTGGCTACAACCGCAAGGAGCGGGAGAACTACCACAAGCGGATCCCTCAGTCGCAGGACAAGCGTCGGCTCCACCCAGCTGACACCTCCGGCAAGAAGCGGGTCGCGCCCGAGAAGCGCGTCGGCGCGGGCAGGCTCCGCCGTCGATGAGATGCCCTCGTTGCAAGCACCACGGCTCGAAGGTGACGAAGACGACGCGCCCGATCGATGAGGGCATGTTCGAGTTCGGCACCCTGAAGAAGCGCGAGCGCCGGTGCGACGAGTGCAAGGGCCGGTTCTTTACCTACGAGATCCATGAGGATGCGTTTCGTAGAATGCTCACCCTTACTGAGGGTAAGCCTGTCCGCCGGTCGCTCCGAACGGGGGGCACGCCGAAGTACCGCAAGTCGCACGTGTAGGGGCAGCATGAACTGGGCAACCCTGATCGAGGTCGAATGCGACAAGGACATCAAGATCAAGGATCCGACGCCCAAGCCCGAGGTGCAGGCGTCGCCGATCATCCTGGGTCGGGTCACGGCCGCGATCGAGCGCGGTCGTCAGCGGGTCGATGCTCAGGCCGCGAAGCTCGCTAAGGCCAAGGCGAAGGTAGGCAAAGCGAAGACGGACAAGGCGAAGCACAAGGCCGAGGTCTCGGCGGCCTGCGAAGCGCTCCGCGTGAAGGCGCGAGAGGCCGACCTGGAGTTCTCCCTCAACAGGTGGAAGAACCTGGAGGTGATGGCGAAGGAGAACCTGGCGAAGGAGAAGGAGACGCGGGCCAACCTCATCGCCAAGGGCAAGCCCACGGACCACGTGGACGAGACCATCGCGAAGATCGAGGCGTGGCTGCATTTCGGCGGTAGTGCGTCGAGCCACGGCCAGGATCACCTGGCCAACCACGGGAACGAGGACTTCAAGCCTGGGCCGATGCTCGGCATCTCCTACAACTACGGCAAGAGCAAACTGCTCGGGCCGGACGGCAACGAGTTCGACCCTATCTCGTGTTTCGAGACTGAGAAGGAGAAAGCAAAGACCGATGCGGTGATGACGGCCCTCGCGCCTGAGCCATCGCTCGAGCCCGCGACCGAGCCGGTCGTGGCTGGACCGAAGTCGGTCGATGACCTGTCGGCCTCTGAAACAGCCAAGCTCAAGGCCGATCTCAAGACCGCTTTCCTCACCGCCACCAGCAAGGGAAACTTCCAGTGGACGCCTGGGGAGGTGTTCGAGAAGGCGGGAGTCATCCCGCCCCCGGCCGGAACCCTGAGCGTGTCCGTGGCCGAGCAGCACGCGAGCGCGCTGTACTACGCTGTCAGGGATGAGGCCACGGTCAAATCGCTCGATGATCTCGACATCGAGGAGGCGACCAAGCTGGTCTCGGCGGCGTTCAAGGCTGTCTCAGATCAGATGAAGGCGGACGTTGCTGCGGGCGGGACGTTCAAGAAGATCGCGACCATCAAGGCGCTACGAGCGGCTAGCGTTGCCGCGCTCGGCGACAAGCGGCTCAATCTGAAGGTGGCGAAGACCTTCGTCGACCAGGCGGTCGAGAAGTGGTACTCGGTTCCGAAGCCCTACAACGCCTATACACCGGAAGACCAGGCCAAGATCAAGGCCAAGGCGAAGTCACTGGCGATCAAGAAGGCGTTCGTCGTTGCCGGTGTGCCGCAGGTGCCGGATGTCGCTACTCTCATCAAGCAGCAGCTCTCGGCTGACGGCCTGGGGATCTCCTCTGCGGCTGCGATGACACTGTCGGCTGCCACCATCGACGCGAACACGAACAAGGCGTTTGGCGCGCTTCCGGCAGACAAGCAGCAGGCGATCCTGGCCGTGGCGCAGAAGGCGTCCGACAAGGGGCAGAGCGTCGTGGGCGCGCTCCAGCAGGCCGAGATCGCGCACCTCGATTCGGCCAGCATGAAGGAGGTTGCCGACAAGGTTGCGGCCAAGGCCGACGAGCCGGGCTTCCTGAAGGCGATCGAGAAGCACCTGAAGGACATCCCCGGCCACGACATCGTCCCCTTCCAGCCCGAGGCCGTCATCTCGCACATTGATCAGTTCGGCGAGAAGCCGTTCATCGCGCTGATGAGCGAGTACCACATTCCGAAGGTCAAAAGCACGCCGCTCGAAGGTCTCATCAAGACAAAGGCGATCGGTGTCGTCTCGAGCAGGTGGAGCCCCGAGAAGATCGCCAAGATCGTTCAGGACAACTGGGACTGGATGTACGGCGAGCATAAGGCGAAGCCGAGCAAGGAGGTTGCGATCTCCTCGATCTCGAGTCTCTTCAGCCCGCTCCCCAGTCCGGGGGTTACCAAGGCGGGGGGCTGGCCCGAGGCGATCAAGGCGCTCACCGACAAGCACTTCACGGTATGGGTCGGTGATGTTCCCTGGCCCCCTTGGAGCGAGAAGTGGGACCAGGAGCACAAGAATCTGGCATCGAAGGAGGAGATCGACGCCTTCACTGATGAGGTGATGGCCGACCCGCAGTTCCTGTCGCCGGGCGTCATCCCCAGCGGTACCGCGCTCCACGCGAAGGTCAAGGCGTGGGCCGCCGATCATCTCGATGGGGACACGAACGCGATCGTCGATGCGCTCCTCGCGAAGAGCGCGAAGGCGACGATCGATACCTCCTCGGAGGAGGAGCTTGGCGCAGCCAGCATCTCGATCAACGCGACCGAGACTGGCGATACCGAGCCGAAGCCGCTCCCAACGACACCAGCTCTGCCGACCGTCTCGGGCAAGACGAAGGTCACGAAGATCTCCAAGGCGCATCACCTGACCGGAGAGCAGAAGAAGCTGCTTGCCACGCTGGTCGCATCGGCTATCGGGAGCGGCGCGCCGTTCTCGAAAACCGGGAAGCTCAAGAGTCAGCTGGGCGGGGTGGCCGGGACCATCGCCAAGCAGTTCAAGGATGCGCACCTCGCGGTCGGGACCAAGCTCGCGATCGGCAAGCCGCTCGTGCTGGAGACACTCAAGAAGGGTCTTACCGGGATCAAGCACTCCGACTGGATGTCCTACCAGACCTACAAGGCGCTCCCGGATGAAGCTATCGCGCAAGCGCTGACCACGTCCCAGCTCAACGCGCTCCAGTCGATGATCAGCGAGTGCTTCCTTCAGGAGACCCACCAGAAGAAGAAGGGCGGCGGCTACTACGGCGGGCCGTTCGAGAACAAGAAGCAGAAGCAGTACTTCAACGAGCTGATCTCCAAATGCGAAGCGGTCGCGTCGGCTCCGGTCGAACTGGAAGCGGTGGCCGGACCAGGTGGCGAGGTCCACGGAAGCTCGCTGTCCGTGGTCGAGCTGTTCGGCATGAGCAAGCCGGACCTGGACGAGTACGCCGGTCTTGGTCCCGTGGCCGGTACGACGATGGCGCCTGCCATCGGCAAGGGGTGGACCAGCTCCAGCTCGGATCTTGACGACAGCGGCGGTTCCGAGGGGAGCACCAAGAAGTTCTTGTCGGCGACTCTCGACGGCAAGCAGCACACCGGAGCTGGCAAGGCTCCGGCCCAGTTCCTCTTCAAGCACGACGGCTACAGGGCGCTCGGCGAGGCGGCAGCCAACCGGACTCAGGCTCTTCTCGGCTTGGGCGGTGTCGGCACGGACGGCTACGTCATGTCGCGCGGCGGCAAGACCGGCTTCATGCAGTTCTTCCGCGTCACCAAGAACCTCCGCCGCCGGTACGGCCATCACAGCAAGCCCTGGCTGGGTCTTCCGGGATCGGGCATGGCCGGTTCTCCCGAGGACGAGCGAAAGCGACTGGCGCAAGGTCTCCAGCTCGCGCTCGTGAGCAACTGGCTGGTCGACGATAAGGACGACCACGGTGGCAACTACACGTTCGACGAGAACGACCAGGTCACCGGGATCGACCACGGGCAGAGCTGCAAGTTCTTCGACTCTGGCGGGACCCTGCTCTCCCACTGGGACTGGTCTACCGGCAAGATCGCCAACAAGGACAGCAAGGCTACGCTCGAGTCCAACAAGGGCTGGCCGAAGCGGATGCTGATGGACTGGGCGGCTGGCGCTGACCTGGGTCCCGACAAGACCGAGATTCCTCTCCTGGCGCTGACGGATCCGGCGTTCGAGAAGATGATCCAGCGCGCCGAGGGTATCCCGGACGACGTCTACGACAAGATGTGGCGGCCGTATGCGGAGGGCGCGGACGCGGCGAAGTCGCGCGACGGCGAGCAGCGGCTCGCGCGATACTCGCACAACCCGAAGGACCGGACCGTCGAGGGCTTCATCGATGGGATGCAGCAGCGGCGCAAGACGATCCGCAAGCAGGTCGCCGACCTGTTCTCGATGCTGGCGAAGAAACGTGCTCAGGCGCTTGCCGCGCACGGGGACACGCGCCCGCTGCCAGAGATCGAGGCGGAGGTCCGCGAGCAGCTCGGTCTGGACAGGTTCGCAGCCGGTGGCGGCGCGATCACCGACAAGCAGGCCGACAAGATGTCGCCGTCTGCCGAGGAGATCGCGGCCGGTGCCGAGGCCCCCGGCTGGGACGAGTCGAAGCTGCCCGAGTCGTCGCATATGCCGACGTCGGAGACGATCGCCAAGTGGGGCGTCAAGGGCTACGACATGAGCGTCGGCGGCGACGCGATCAAGGGCGGCGCGGTGACATTCCGTCAGCTGGGGGAGGTACCGATCGCCCAGTTCATGCTGGATGGTCCGGCGCGCGCGACGCTCGAGGCGCGTCTCCCGGGTTTCGGCGGAACCGGCCCTCAGCCCCCGCCCAAGCCCGCCGACCCCGCGATTCCGACGTTCAAGGAGCCGCCGGTCCCGTCGTTCAGTCAGTCGCCGGAATCCCTGGCGACTACCGCTCTGACCGGCGACGACCCGCACAATTTCACCGGCATTGCGCTCAAGGGTCTGGCCGGGGATCGCCTGACGAAGATCGAGAAGTACGTCAACAAGTGGCGCGATGGAAAGCTGTCTCCGCCGAAGGGCTCGAAGTACTGGGTGCGCGGTCTCGAAGCCAGCCGGAAGATGAAGACCGATGCCGATCCGATCGTCGCGGCGGCCGGTGCCCACTACGAGAAGGAGCTGCTCAAGTTCGGAGCCGAGGGGGGACCGGACGGGTTCACGTTCGCCGACCCCGCCACTGTTCCTGAGGAGGAGCGGCTCATCAAGCCGTTCGAGCCGACCGAGGAGCAGAAGGCCGCCCAGGAGGCTGCGAAGGCCAACGTCGAAGCGGCCCACAAGAAGGCCGTCGCGGATGCCAAGGTGGCGCACGACAAGCAGGTCGAGAAGATCAAGGCGGATCACGAGAAGGCCCTCGCCAACTGGCAGACGGCCATGAAGAAATTCGAGGAGGAGCAGGGTCCGACATCAACACTTACTATCGCGAAGAAGATGGCCGGTGTGATGCAACCCGGGAACGCGAAGCACCACGCGGCGGACAACAAGACCGCTTCGATGGGCGCGGACTGGGATGGATCGTGGACTAAGTGGTACGGCGCGCCCGGCAACCACCAGGCGTCGTGGGAGATCGACCTGACCGACGTCGTGTCTCAGCTGGGTGCCGTGGCCACCGGCGAGAAGGACAGCCGGTTCAAGATCGTCTACTCCCCCGGTACCCAGTCTTCTGGGAAGTCGGGCAAGCACACCGGGCTCGACGGCACGACGTTCGTCCAATTCCCAAAGGGATCAACAACCGAGCAGAACAAGGCGATGCTCAAGAAGGCGTTCGAGGTCTTGGGTATCGACGCGCGACCGGCGTCGGCCGAGGACCATGAGCTGAACTACGTGCGCAAGATGGCGTGGCTGCTCGGGGTCGAGGGGGCCTCGGGAACCGCCGCAACCGACGACGCCCGGTGGCACGTGGTCGAACCGTCCGGTGGTACCAGGAAGGAGCGGACCGACTTCTGGCTGAAGAAGCTCAAGAGCCACCTCGGTTACGATCCTCGCCATGCCCCGGAGCTGGACGATTACGGGCGCCCCAAGACCGTGCCAGGCTCTCACGGTAAGGTCATCATGAAAGAGGGGCCGGACGGTGGTCCGGTGCCGAACCCCTACTACCAGCCGATCGCGGCCCACTCTGGTGGTCAGGTCTCGCATCGCCGACCGGACTTCACCGACGAAGAGATGGTCCACATGATGAAGGCGGGCCGTCAGGTATTCACTCAGCACTCCGGCGCGGCGCGGAAGTCCAAGATCCTTCAGGGCATGTTCCTGTCCACGCGCGACAGGCACCTGAGCGGGATCGAGAAGCAGCTCGGCGCGTCAGAGAGCGGAGACCTGGCCTCCGGTGGAGGCATGGCCGCCTTCCTCTACAACCGGGAGACGGACCGGCTCCACCAGAAGGGGAACGTCAAGACGCAGCACCCGGTCCGCATGGTGGTTCACCCGGCCATCCTGCTCCGAACCAACAACTTCTCGGCCGCTGGCGACACGTTCGGCTCGAAGAAGAGTGGCTACCGTCACAAGACGCTCGCTGAGGCGACGCTGGTGGAGATCCTCGGTGCGCACAGTTCGACGGCGGAGCTGATGGTCGAGGGTGGACTGGACGTCTTCGAGTACGCGATGTTCTACAAGGACGATGAGCCGGGGAAGCTGTGCGCCGCGCTGGCCGAGGCTGGGATCAAGAAGATCGGGATGCCGAAGAGGCCGTGCAAGCAGGTCATCAAGAAGAGCATCACCAAGAGCATGGTGAACAAGCTTCTCGACAAGAGCGCTGACGCGAAGGACTGGGCGACCGCATGAAGCTGGCCGATCTTCCCGAGCTGCTGCACACGGGCAAGTTCTCCCTGATCCGCGCGTACCCGGAGATCGGGCGGGAGGATGAGTTGCTCGGCAACGTGTTCGATATCCTCGTCAAAAGGCGCGATGTCGTGGTGCTCGCGAGCCCAACCGCCGGGTCCGGCGAGCCGTGCCGGTCATACGGCTTCAGCGCATTCGAGGTGATGTCGACCAACGGCGGAGCGCTCGTGACCGAGGCCATCGACTGGCCTGTGACCACCTGGCGGTTGCGGAAGCTCGAATCGCCCGAGGACATCGAGCTGTGGGACAGGGAGCACGACGTTTACGATGATGTCGAGGATGAGGTCTTGGAAGCGGCCAAGGAGGTCTTCGCTGACCTGGCGGCCAGGCCCGCGCCGCCCGAGCCCTCCCAGCTCTCGGCGTTCGACTACGTCCGATGGAGCGTGCTGACCGAGGACGGGTGGACGCCCGCCGGTGCTGTGGCCGTCAAGTCCGACCAGAGCGGGCTGGCTGTCGACAGTTTTGGTGGTTCCGAGGCGGATGCGCACTTCTGGGAGACCCGCTACACGTTCGTTCCCGAGGGTTTCCTGCGAGACATCAACCAGGCATCCGGCCGGGATGAGATGTTCTCGGAGCCCACATCGATCAAGGCTGCTTCGCTAGAGGAGGCGCTGGAGCGCGCCAAGTACCAGATCGCGAAGGAGCACTACGAGCAGACAGGAAGGAGTCTCTTCTGATGGACGAGAAGCAACTGACCGACGCCGTGGCGACCCTCGCCAGTTCGTCCGCGTTCCGGCACGGGGACGCCAGCACGTTCTCCGTGACGTTCCTCCGACACGTGGCGGAGCTGCCGGGTCCAGCCGACCCCAAGAAGTACCTCCAGGTCATCAAGAACAAGCTCGGGCTCATCGTGGGCGAGGACGACAGCGTTGCGGTCGTTTGCCCCGGCAACGGTGGTCTGGTAGCCGAGGTGCTCCTGGCCGGAGCCGAGCAGGCTGTCGCGATCGAGCCGCGTGTCCGCTTCCACCAGGCGATCGATCGGGTGTGCACCCTTCTGCGGGAGACCCACGACCGGGTCGATGTCAAGACCTACCTCGGCTGGCCGAGCCCGAAGTCCAGCGTCGGCCCGTTCGATGTGATCCTCTGGCCCGAGGGGCTCGAGGAGTGCCAGGACCCCGCCGGTTCCCTCGAGAAGCTGCTCAAGTGCCTCCGGCCAGACGGGATCCTGTGTGTCGAGGTCGCCCACGGCGAGCACACCAAGACCGAGCCGCCGCTCAACGCGTTCCGGCCGACCGAGGGCACGTGGGCCGAGCTGCTGGATCAGCTGGGCACCGAGTCCGGGATGCAGACGGACGGTCGCGCTCAGGGCCGGGTGCTCTACCGGATCGGCGGGTCGGCGAAGCTGACCGCGAAGAAGCTGACCCCAAAGCCGAAGCCTGTGCCTCCGCCTGCTCCGGCTCCCAAGGCCGCGCCCAAGCCTCCGCCTCCGCCAGCGAAGCCGCCTGCGCCGAAGCCGACTCCGCCCAGGCCCGAGCCGAAGCCCGAGCCGAAGCCCGAGCCGAAGGTCGAGCCGAAGGTCGCCAAGAAGAAGGTCACCAAGAAGAAGACGTCGAGCCGGATCAAGAAGGAGGCCGCGCCGCCGCCTCCGCCGCCCGCCGACAAGCCGAAGGACGAGAACGGGTAGCGCATACCGCGATTAGGCTCAAGTAGTTAGAATCCACGGTCAGTAGCGGAGGTCGCGCCTGTGTCGAAGACCGTCAAGATCCAAGCCCAGTTCCAGGTGATCGACGCTGACGGCACCCAGGCCATCAACCGGGTCACCCGGGACGAGGTCACCATCGAGGAGGGCACAGGAGTCTTCCCGGAGAAGATCCCGGCCACCACGGTCGATCATCCGGTCCAGTTCTCCGGGGTCACCAACGGCAAGCGCGTCTTCCTCCGGTCGAACCAGGAGGTCACGCTCAAGATCAACAACCTCGGGGACATCGGCTTCCCGTTCGGTCCTGGCGATGGCTACCTCACCAGCTACACCGGGATCACCGCGCTCTACGTCACGACTGGCGGGAGCGAGACCGAGTTCGAGGCCGTGGTCACCGGCGACTGAGCGAGGAGATAGAGCATGGCTCACCAGCACCACTTCAGCGTCAGGACCAGCGATTGGCCGCTGATCTCGATCAACGACGAGCTGATGATCGTGCACCGCAACCAGATGGCCATCAACGCGGTGCTCTACATCGGCGCGCACGAGGAATCCACGGTCGAGATCCGGTCGGCGGCCGATCGGGAGGCCGTGGAGACAGCAACCATTCCGGCCGTAGGCGTGTCAGCGCTGACCCTGCCCGCCGGTGGCCTCACCAAGTTCGACCTTCCCGGCGGTGGCACTACGCCAATCGATCAGGTCACGAAGATCTCCCTCACCCAGGGGAGCGTCTTCGTGCACATCTCGTCGCCGGGCGAGTTCTCGACGTACCTGAAGCAAGTGGACTCGGGCATCTAGTCACTAGGGCCTCCCATACATGATGGAGGAAGCGATGAGCAACTTCGATAAGCTGGCTGGCATCGATGAGGGCGTGACCCTCACGCGTCGCCCGCTCAAGACCCTCGACGAGGCCGGTGGCGGCAAGAAGGTCACGACCGCCGCGACGACCGACTACGGTGACAAGGCGCCGCCCACCAAGCTGGGCACTCCCAACAGCGCCTATCGGCCGATGCCGAAGTCGCCGATCGGGACTGCGCCCGCGTTCCCCGTCAAGGCGCGCCAGCTCCGCACCGGGAAGACCCCGTCGCCGCGCCAGCCGATCCCCGTGCGGAAGGAGTAGCGCCGCTCCTCCCAACCGCGTCTGGAGGTCGCGCTAGTGGGCTATCTGTCTGACAACCTGGCTCCGGGTCGGTCCGTTGCGGACTGCCCGGAGCTTTACCCGTATGCGATGGTGGTCGAGTACTCTCGCAACGACCCGTTCTTCGCGCCCGGCCCGGTCGATCAGCTCTCGTTAGCCATCCGCGAGGCTCTCCCCGATGTGGAGGTATGGCAGCGTTCCATCGTTCGCCCCGACGAGAACCGCGTGAAGTTCCGTTTTCGCTCCGAGGGCGAGCGCACCCAGGGGAGCAACGCCCTCACCTCCGTCGATCCGTCGATCTCGATCCGCCGGATCGTGTTCCAGAACCCGCCCGATCGAGCGAGACGAGGAATCCCATGAGCGAGCCGTCCATGACCACGCTCCCGCCGCAGATGCTCAAGAACGCGAAGAAGTGGGCGAAGATCAGCGGCAAGAAGCTGTACGTCTACTGGAGCCCGGCGATGGGCCGCCCGATGTTCGCCGAGGGGCCGCCCAGCGATCCCAAGCGGTTCAAGGTGCTGGCGACCGTCTCCCCGGACGGTACCGTCAAGAAGATGCACGGCAAGAAGGCGACGGCCGTGGCCGAGGCCGACGACGCGCTCTTCGACAACCTGGTTGACCTGTCGCGCGGCGCGTTCTCCGGCTACCAGGGGTCGTTAGCCGAGGGTTCGACGAAGCACGGCCAGTCGATGTCGTCTGGCTTCTCTCGCGACGCCAAGCTGATGGCGCCTGGCACCCGCGAGCTGGTGCTCAAGAGCCGCATGACCGAGATCGAGGCGTTTGCCGAGGACCGGGGCTACGACCCTGCGCTCGTGTTCGCCGTGGCCGAGGTCGCAATGCGGATGGGCCGCGTGCCCGACCTGCGCCAGTACGGCTTCGCGGGCGAGGATGCGAAGGCCGTCCGCCACTTCGTCGCGGGCGACATCCTCAACATCGCGGTCGAGGACGTCCAGCGGCGACGGGCGCCCGGCTGTGCCTACGGCTCGGCTGGTGCGATCCCAGCTGACCTGGCCGAGGACCATCTGGAGGAGTCAACCCACGAGCGCCAGCTCGGCCTCCACCCGAACAGCGACGGCTCGGGGTTCACTGCCCTGACCCACTCGGCCAGCAAGACCTTCAAGAGCCGGGGAGGCGCGATCCGCTGGCTCAAGAGGCGCGGCTACGACGAGAAGGGCGGCCGGATCAAGCAGGAGGACGAGGACTGGTCCGAGATCGAGGACATCTGCCAGGCAACCGCGCTCCGCGCGCCCAGCGCCGCCCACGCGCTGGCCGACTCGCTCTCCGGCGAGCTGTCCGAGGACCGGGTGCACCGCAACGCGGCTGGTCCTGCGATGGAGGCTGGCAGTCTGGTCGAGGACGCCCTCTCCGAGAGCCTGCAAGACAAGATCGGCCAGCACGGCAAGGAGATCAGCAAGGACAAGCTCAACGCGCTCGGGTCGCTGTGGCTCTACGACGGGAAGGTCTGGTACCTGCGCGGGCCAAGCGCCAAGTTCGTGAACTGGGGGCCGCCCGAGCAGTTCCTCAAGCACCGCTACCGGAAGAGCCAGTTCCCCGGCGTGGATCCCAAGAAGCTCAAGGCGATGGCGGAGAGCGTCGGGCTGGACGAGGTCTCTCCTCCCGGCTGGTCCGGCACCGTCAAGGCGATGAAGGGCGAGGGCGGCAAGAAGCTCAAGAAGTACGCCGACGAGCCCGAGAGCGGCGACAAGAAGGACATCGACAACCCGTGGGCGCTCGCCTGGTACATGCACAAGAAGGGCGCGAAGCCGCACTACAAGCCGGAGCCCGGCAAGCCCAAGTACAAGGCGCCGAAGACCGAGGAGACCGGCATCTCGGCGGCCGTTGCCGAGTTCCGCGCGATGGAGGACTGACGTGACGATTCGACAGCAGCAGCAGGAGGACTGGTACAAGGGCTGGCCCAGGAACATCAGCTTGTTGCCCGTCGAGAAGGGCGCGAAGAAGGGCTCGTTCTCCAACATCCGCATCTCGTCCACGAGCCCATCTGACATCAAGATGATCGTCGGTACCTCCAAGCGGAAGCCGTTCGGTGGGAAGATCAAGATCAAGGACAAGCAGCGATCCTCGGTGATCGTGCACAGCTACGACGATGGCATGTTGAAGGCGTTCCTCAACGCCATCATTCGGGCTGACTACGGCCAGAAGATGACGTTCGAGCGGGTAGCCGTCCAAGAGGGAGAGGAAGACGTGAGCGATCTCGACGAGGCCACGATGGGCGGCGCAGCGATGGGCGCGCACATGCAGCTCGGCTCGGCGTTCATGCAGCGTCCGCGCTCCATGATCCCCTACAACCAGTGGGCGGAGACTGACACCGACGATCTCTCATCCGTCACGACCGGACCGCTGGTTTCAGCGTTCGAGCCGTTCAGCGTCCGCGACATGATGCGGATCGACGAGTACAACCTCGACGATCTGGAGAAGGCCGAGCGCGGGCAGCTTCCGTTCGGCTTCCACCACGATCCACCGGCGAAGCAGAAGAGCTTTCTGCGGCACTGGATGAAGCCGTCGAACTTCAAGAAGCTCAACAAGGAGCAGCAGGAGACCTACAAGAAGGAAGCCATCCGCCAAGGCGTGATCAAGTCGGATGTGCAGCAGGCCGGTGAGCCGATCGACGAGATGGAGTACGCCAAGTTCTACAAGCCGAAGGCGCCGAAGAAGTCGAAGTGGGGTGATCCGGGCGTGGATTGGGCATGGGGCGGAAAGACCGCATTCCATCCCAAGGACGACCAGTTGGCGGTCAAGAACGCGCCCAAGATGCTGAAGTCACTCAGCGAGAAGCAGAAGGCAGTCCTCAAGAAGAAGTTCCCAGGGTACTGGAAGGCCATGAACGCCGCCGCGAAGGGGATGAAGGCGTATCGCGACTACATCGCCTCGATCAGCGATCCCAACACGGGAATGCACGGCAAAGGGGCTGATGCTCGCAAGGAGTTCAACCAGGCTGAGACGTTCTGGGGAAACGCCAGAGTCGGCGAGGTTCGTTGGGGCGGCCGGATGATGGAGGAGAAGACCCGCAAGCAGCGCTCGATCGAGAACAAGAAGCGCTTCGCCAAGCTCTCCCCGGAGCAGAAGGCCGCGACCAAGGGCGACAAGCCGTTCCATCCTGACGTGAAGGAGGACGACGATCTCGACGAGTCGCGTGACTCATACGGCCAGGCGCCGTCCCTCGGCGAGATCTTCACGCCCGAGCGAGCCGCTCGAGCCGGTGACTTCCTCTCCAAGTGGATGAAGAAGGGCAGGGAGGCCCAAGCCAAGAAGGCCAAGAAGGCCAAGAAGCACGAGGGGCTGGACGAGGAGAAGACGCGCAAGCAGCGATCGGCCGAGAACAAGGCCAGGTTCGCCAAGATGTCGCCGAAGGAGAAGGCGGCCACGAAGGGTGACGCCCCGTTCCACCCGGACGTGAAGGAAGACGAGGAGCTGGTCGAGGGGTTCAATCCGACCAAGTTCGCGAAGGGCCTGGCGATGCACATCATGACCGGCCCGATGAAGGGGAAGCTCCCCTCGAGCAAGGTCATCTGGCTCAGTTCGGTCGCCGCCGCGTTCGTGAAGAAGAACGAGGCGATGATCCGCAAGCAGCTCGAGGCCGGAACGCTCGACCCCAAGGCGTTCATGGCGTCGTTCAAGAAGTACGCCGAGAACGCGGCCAAGAAGGCCGAGGAGGCGCCGGTCAGCGCTGCCGTGCTTCGCGAGGCGCGGCCGAACCCCAAGACGCACCCGAAGATGAAGGGCAACATCAACAGCCCGGCCTTCAAGGCGCACGTCGGCGACTCCGACGACAGCGAGAAGCCCTACCACAAGGGCAAGGGCATCCAGAAGGAAGGCGAGGAGAAGTGGATCGCGGGCGCGATCAAGCGTCCTGGTGCGCTGAAGAAGAAGATCGAGAAGCGCACCAAGAAGGGGACGATCCCGGCGGATGAGCTGAAGAAGGCCGCGAAGAAGCCCGGCCGCACTGGTCAGCAGGCACGACTGGCGCAGACGCTCAGGAAGCTCAACAAGTGACGCTGACCGAGGCGGTCCGGCGGTTCCGCGAGATGGATGAGGCCACGACCACGGCCAACATCGGCGCACGTACGACCGGCGGCCTCCCGTTCTACGGCCGTCGCGGGCTGGCAGTCATCGAGCGCGAGCGCAAGCGGCGCATGAAGCGCCAGCGACGGAGCAAGTGCAAGGGCTACGACCCCAAGTGCCGTGACAAGGAGTGGGAGGTGCCCGCGCCGGTCGGCGGAGTCGCGATCCTGCGGCGCAGCTCGGTGACGAGTCCATCGCCAAGTTGATCGACCCGCAGCTGGAGAGCGGGTAAGATGTTGAGCCGAGGCCACCTATGAGCGATTCGATCGACAAGCTGCTCCACATGGCGATGGCGGGTCCGTTCGCCGACTGCTCGCTGAACGAGCCGCTGACCGAGGACAGCCAGGCGGAGTGGAATCGGATCTTCGCCTCGCTGAAGCCCAAGGAGACGCTCCTCGTTGCCATGACCAGCATCATGGGGCGGCACCCCAAGATGGACGGCAAGTTCCATCCGTGGAAGGTCGGTCGCCGGTCGCACAGCAAGCGGTCGGGGATGACGTCCGTGACGCTCCTACCGATGGAGGGGAAGCCGAAGAAGGGTGCCCGGCTCCATCGCATCTCCCTCTACACCTTCAAGGACGGGGACGTCAACGCCGGTTGGGGCGACATGGCCGTGATGCTCAAGGGCCTCAAGCGCGCGCCCAAGACCGAGGGCGTGGACGACCACCTGACTCCCGAGGAGCGGATGCTCCTGGGGCTCGATCGCGGCGCCAGCTCCGGCCCCTGGTTCGGTGACGACGCCCCGACCGGCCCCCGGCCGCTGATGGAGGGCGAGACCTCCCACTACTTCCCCCAGCCGATGACGTTAGCCGAGCACCGCTCGGACGATCACCCGATCGTCGAGGAGGCGCTCGACTGCGAGATGATCCAGTCGGTCTCGTTCTCAGCTGGGCCGGGCGACCCCCGCGAGCCGGAGTACGAGGGCGTCCCGTTCAAGCTCGAGGAGGACGAGGAGCTGGTCGAGGCCGCCGGTCCCAGGAAGGGCGAGCGGTACACTGTCAAGGGCATCGACGGTGTGATCAGCGGGCCGTGGGAGGTCTGGATGGACAGCTCCTCGCCCAAGCAGAACATCCTGATGACGCGCCTCGGTTCCAAGGGCAAGAAGAAGGGCAAGGCGCTCTCGATCTACGTGCCGAGCAATCAGTTCGGCATCTCGCTCAAGCAGTGGCAGCAGTTCACCAAGAGCGGGCACATCAAGCCGTTGCGCGAGGACGAGCTGGCCGAGCTGGCCGAGGCGGTCACCAAGGTCACCTACCTGGGCAAGAAGGATCAGGTCTCCTACAAGGACGCGCTGGCTGAGATCGACAAGACCTGGAAGCACCAGGGCAACTGGAACATGCCCGCGATCCAGTTCATTCGGCGGACGGCCAAACAGGAGCATCACGCGGCCATCGCGTTCGAGGCCGGTCAGCTTCTCCAGGTCATCAAGCACAGCCCGCTTGGCATCCAGAAGCAGAAGGCCATGTACGATCGCCTCCGCAAAGCGGTCTCCAAGCACAAGGAGGAGAGCGCGGAGGACCGGGCGAACCTGGCCGAGATGGAGGCCGGTGACATCGACGGCGCCATGAAGGAGATCCGAAAGAAGGTCATCAAGGGCGCCAAGCCTACGCGCGCCCGTCGACTCGCCGGATGTCTACGCGCGCTGCGCACGGGCGGAATCACGGTCTCTGGCCAGTCCCAGACCGACCTGAACCCGGTGCCCAAGGTCGAGCGCAACAAGGAAGACCAGCCGAAGGACGACACGCCCGGCGAGGTGGACGAGTCGCTTGATGAGACCACCGGGCCGCCGGATGCCGATGACCCGAAGGCCCGTCAGTTCGGAATGCCGTCCCCGAATTGGCAGACGAAGCGCCCGCCGCGCGCAAAGCGGGGCAGGCGCAAGAAGAAGTACGAAGACACGGAGGATGTCATGAACCTGAGTGATGCGATCCGGCGCTTCCGGGGCGAGGACGAGGAGCCCGCGCCGAAGCCCGAGCCGAAGCCCGAGCCGCAGGCGGAATCCCACGCGCGCGGTGCCACCCCCGAGTACGGCGAGTCGTTCAACGAGCTGCGCGAGAAGGGCATGGCCCTCGACGACTTCGGGTCGTTCGGCGACGCGAGCGACGTGCAGTTCGCCGAGGCCATGCTGACCGACGATCCGACCTTGACCGGGATGGATCGTCGGCTGGCCCAGCTCGAGGCCAACATCCCCGTGAAGGGCGGGAAGTCCAAGAGCAGGTTCCGCCAGCCCTACAAGGGGCCGGGCAAGGGCGTGCACGGGCCTGCGTCGACTCCCGCTGATCCCGAGGCGAAGGCGGCGGCCACGCGCAGTACCGCTGGCGTGTCGGGTCCGGGCTACACGCCTGATGGCCGCGAGGAGGTGGACGTCCGCACCGAGCGGCGCGAGCCCAAGAGCGCGCGCGACCTCGACCTCTTCGCCGAGGGCATGGAGTACCCGGACGATCTGATCAAGCGCGACAAGCGGCCGTAGCTCGCGGGAGGCTACCGTGGGCCTGAAGGATGTGGCCGAGGATCTCGCTGGCTTCCTCGTGGAGGCCGACCCCGACCCGGGGCCGGGTCCGCCTGTACTCACCGAGGAGCAGGTCGACGAGGCCGCAACGGCCGTACTGGACTACGTGCTCAGTCGGATGGAGAGCGACGATACGCCCGCCACGCTGGGCGAGGCGCTCGTCATCGGCGCGCGGGCCGTCAGCGTGGACCTCGATCAGGGTGACGACCGGATCGCTCAGGCGGCCGTCTCCCGACTCGAGGACATCGCGCGGGCAGCTCGGGTGTCGATCGAGGAACAGGAAGAGCCGATCGAGGAGGCGACCGCTCCCGAGACGAGCGCGATCATCGACCTGCTCCGCAAGAAGAAGGGCGCGAAGCTGCGCGAGGTCGCCAAGGCAATCGGCAGCGATGTGAGGGCGGCAGCCAAGGCGCTCAAGAAGCTCCAGGCGCAGGGTCGGCTCGACTACAACCTCAAGACCGGATACTCGGTGGTGCAGTGAGCCTCTACGAGCGGGTGCTAGGCGAGGCCGCCGCGACGGCGGCAGCTGGTTTCGCCGCTCTCTCCTCCGATGAGAAGCGGGCGCTCGCTCGTGCGTGGGACGCGTGGCGGAACAAGCCATCCTGGGAGAAGCGTGGCCAGAACGCCTGGTACGACTGTCCGCGTGTGAAGGCGGTGCTAGGGCTCTCGCCGGGCGACAAGGTCCCACGCTTCATCAAGCGGCTCAAGCGGAAGGATCTGAGCGAGTCGAAGCAGGGGGGCGCGGCAGCGTCCAAGAAGCTCAGTGGGACGTGGGGGCATCCGCGCCGACACGGCAAGAAGGCGGCCAGCAAGAAGCGCCGTCAGCAAGGCAAGCGGATCGACGAGGGCAAGGCCGCGTCCAGCTCGCAGATCAGCTACGCCCAGCACCTCGCCAAGCAGCAGAAGCTCAGAAGCCCGACTGCCGACGAGATCGCGGCGATGGACGACGTGACCATCAGCAAGCTGATCGACGGCCTCAAGAAGAAGCGCGGCGAGCCGGTGTTCTACGGCAACGGCAAGTTCAAGGGCTGGGTCAAGAAGGGTGAGCTGTGGCCCAAGGGCAAGAAGGAGTCGCTCGGCGAGGCCGCCTGGGGCATGTTCACCGGCGGGGCGGCGCCGCTGGATGTTCCCTACCACGTGGGCGGAGACTGGAAGGAAGGCGCGGCGCAATTGCTCCGTCGGGAGCTTGCGAAGCTCAAGGGGATGGAGCGCGCGCGCCTTGCCCTCCTCGCTGACGCGCTAGAACGCCGGGATCTCAAGGCGGCCAAGAGGTTCTACAAGAAGCTGTCGAAGGCCGCCCGGAACCGCTACGTCACGGTGGCGGCCCGCGAGAAGCTCTCAGAGTCGCTCGAGGAGTACGGCGGCATCGGCGGCCGGATCGCCGGTGGTCGTCATCCCTACCGCGTGCCTCCGTCGAACACGATCCCGCCTGCCAACACGATCGTCACCCGCAAGGACATGACGCCCGAGCTGCTGGCGAAGCGGCAGCGCGAGTTGGAACAGCGGGCCGAGACGCGAGAGCGGATGCGTCAGCTGGCGATCGAAGGCAAGCGCCGACCACTGAAGACTCTCAGTTCGTAGCTCGATTCGTCGCTCGTCCTGGGTAGAACGTGGGTCATGGTCGAGCCTACGTGGTGCCCGGTCTGTCACGAGATCATGGCTGAGGGCGAAGAGTGCCCGCGCTGCGCCGGGAGGCCAATACCGAGGGAGACTGTTCCACGGCGCTCTCACCGGCACACCAGCGAGTACGTTGCGGGGTGCGCGCTAACCGCTGGCGCCATCGCGCTGGTCTTGGGGTTCGCGCTCGGTTTCCTCGTGAGGGGCTGCACGTAGTGCCCCCCTGGAAGAGCGGCTGGTCAGCGCTGACCGATGGCAACGGAAACACGATCGCGTGCCTGTGTGGATGCGGGCGCGCCTGTAACACGTACGAGTTCGACACAGGTGAGCCCCTCAGCATCGAGTGCTGGCAGGAGGGCTCGGCGAAGCGGTGCCGAGCGCACCGGGAGAGAGGGCAACGTGGGTCCACGGGTTCTAGTGGTCGTCGCGGGGAACAAAGGACATGGCAAGGACGTGACGGCGGATGCGCTAGCCGAGCTGCTCCCGGACGCGCGGCGGGATGCCTACGCAGCTCCGCTGAAGGTGTGCGTCCACCTGAAGACGGGGATCCCGATGGACGTGCTCAATGGGCCGCAGTCGGTGAAGGAGGACCCCAAGTTCGGACGTTACGGGCAGACCCCGCGTAAACTCATGCAGGACGAGGGTCAGGAGGCCCGGGAGCGGATCGGCCCGACCGTCTGGATGGATCGGCTCGTAGAACGCACACGGGCCGCCCAGGAGCGCTGCACGATCGTCAGTGACGGACGACACCCAAACGAGGAGATCGTTGGTGTACGGGCCGCGCTGGGCTTCCACGGGCTTGTCCTGGCAGTTCGTGTGGTCCGTCAGAGCGTCCCCGTCGTCCGTGGCCACCCCTCCGAGGACAAGATCGCCGACGCCCCGGACTCCCTGTTCGACGTGATCGTCCGTAACGATGGAACTCTGGAGGACTTACGGGCGATGGTCCAGCAGGTCGCCGACCTGGCCGTGCTCCGCTCCAAGACGGGCGGCCGGAAGAAGGCCCCGGAGGGCTGGATCATCCGGTGCCCGAGGGGCGGGCGACGGGCCGAGCCGATCGAACTGGAGCAGACGGCGAGGATCACCGCCGCGCAGCCGATGATGCCGTGCCCGGGGTGCGGCTACCAGGACGAGCATACCGTCGAGCCGGTCAGCTACGACCTGATCGAGATCGTTTGAGTTAGCGAATCAGCGCTGATTTGGACGGCCGGTGCCCCCGTAGAGCGGGCAGCGATGTTCGGAAGACCTCGGTAGAATACGCCCTGCCGGTCATCCGGCGGTCCCTCTACCAACTATGGAGACCGTATGTCGTCACCCGTAAGTGCTGTTGGTGATAAGACTTCTGCCGTACAGCTCAAGCCCTACTTCACCAAGACCGATGATCCCTTCGAGGGGATCGAGTGGGATCGTCGCCGAGCTGTGATCCAGAACGCGGACGGGACCGTCGTGTTCGAGATGGAGGACGTGGAGGTTCCCGCGAGCTGGAGCCAGCGCGCGACCGACATTGTCGTCTCGAAGTACTTCCGCAAGGGAGGCGTGCCCAAGACGAAGACCGAGACATCGGTTCGCCAGGTGGTGCACCGGATCGCCGATGCACTCTCATCGGCCGGGCAGCACCAGGGCTACTTCACACCGGAGACCGGCCGCATCTTCTACCGCGAGCTGGCGCACCTCCTCGTGAACCAGGTCGGCTGCTTCAACTCGCCGGTCCTGTTCAACGTCGGACTGGCCGAGAGCTACAACATCACCGGCGAGTCAGCTGGCAACTGGGCCTGGGTCGAATCGCTGGGCGAGGCGGTCCAGACGACCGACGGTTACTCGCGCGCTCAGGCTTCGGCCTGCTTCATCCGCTCAGTCGAGGACGACCTCATGTCAATCGCCGAGGGCATCAAGACCGAGATGCGCCTCTTCAAATACGGAAGCGGCACTGGAACCAATTTCTCCCGCCTGCGCGCGATCGGGGAACCGCTCTCCAGCGGCGGATCTTCGTCGGGCGTGATGAGCTTCTTGCGCGCGTACGATACGGCGGCCGGATCGGTCAAATCGGGCGGCGCAACGCGCCGGGCTGCGAAGATGGTAATCCTCGACGCCGACCACCCGGACGTCGAGCGGTTCATCGACTGGAAGGTGCAAGAGGAGAGGAAGGCGAAGGCGCTCATTGCTGCCGGGTTCTCCGGCGGCATCGACGGCGAGGCATACAGGACCGTCTCTGGGCAGAACGCGAACAACACGGTGCGGGTAACCGATGGCTTCATGCGCGCGACCGAGAAGGGCGATGAGTGGTCAACACGGTTCCGCACGTCGGGCGAGGTTGCCACGAAGCTCGACGCGAAGAAGCTGCTCCGCAAGATCGCGTCGGCCGTCTGGGAGTGCGGCGACCCTGGCATCCAGTTCCACGACACGATCAACAAGTGGAATCCGACGCCGAACGCTGGGAAGATCAGGGCCTCGAACCCGTGCG